CATGCAGGACATTTCAAATCACTTCTCAATGAACTTGCTCTTAAGAAATCATTCAGACCTGATATTATTTTTATTGACTACCTTAATATTTGTTCTTCCTCTCGGTTTAGGGGAGGCAGCAATGTCAATTCTTATACGCTGGTTAAGTCAATTGCTGAGGAACTTAGGGGACTTGCAGTGGAATTCAATGTTCCAATTGTTTCCGCTACCCAGACTACTCGTTCAGGTTATGGTAGTTCTGATGTTGAACTTACTGATACTTCTGAATCCTTTGGTCTCCCTGCTACTGCTGATCTTATGTTTGCCCTTATTTCAACTGAAGAGTTGGAGGGGCTAGGACAGATTTTAGTCAAACAATTGAAGAACCGTTATAATGATCCAACCATTCACAAACGTTTTGTGGTTGGTATTGATCGTGCTAAGATGCGTCTTTATGATTGCGAACAAAAAGCACAGGAAGATATCCTTGACAACGGCAAGGAAGAGGAGTATGATTATCACGAAGAGAACAAACCTAAAAAATCATTTGAGGGATTTAAATTTTAATGGCAACTATTGAACCTAATAAGTATATTGAATTTGTTCGTCAAACAACAAGTCCTGCAAGTAGTGATTTTGCACAATTGCTTGCTCGTTTGACTGAACTGGAAACTCAAGATGCAGATACCCCACGTCTTCTAACTGCTGCATTTGGTATGAGTGCAGAAGCAGGTGAGTTTACTGAAATTGTAAAGAAGGTATTCCTTCAGGGAAAACCTTACAGTGCTGATAATATCGAGCATCTGAAGATTGAACTTGGTGATATTCTTTGGTATGCTGCTCAAGCATGTTTGGCTCTTGATGTTTCCTTTGAGGAAGTAATGGAGCGCAACTATCTGAAGTTGAGTGCTCGTTATCCTGAAGGTGCATTTGATGTTTATCGTTCAGAAAATCGTAAGGAGGGAGATCTGTGACTAAAGTAACCATTACAGAAACTGGAGTAACACTTAATCTTGATGTTCGTTCTGCTGCTGCGGTTCGTCAGGTTCTCTTTGATGCTCAAAAAGGATATACCTATAATGAGGCATCTGTTCCTCCTCGGGTTATTGATATTCGTGGAGTGATTGTAGAACTTGATAGTCAGATTGAAAAACATACGCTTTGATTTTAACCTCCTCTTTCGGGAGGTTTTTTTTTATAAATAATTGAAAAGTATTTGTAAAAATGGATCCTAAGGAACTGCGCGGATTGGTGGAAGCATATAATCAGGTTTATGAACTTGATGAAAATAGAATGGCTTCTCGCATGGAGAAAATGCCCTCAGCACCTGCTAAAGTTGGTAAGGCAACTCATTCGATCAAAGATCTTGCTCCCTCAAAACCACCAACACCAGAAGAAAAGGCAAAGGCAAGAAAGGCACTTGGACTTGGTGAAGCAGTAAAGGGTGCTTCTCGCCATGATACTGAAATGAGAAAAGCATCTTCGGCAGAAAGAAGAGCAGGTGATAAACCACTTTCTCCTGCAAAGGGAAGAGACAATGCTAATAAGATGCAAAGGGATATTAAGTATTTTGATAAACTGACTAAAAAGAACAAGAACGTAGTTGGATTAGTTTCTAACGAAGAAGTAGATTTGTTTGATACAGTTCTTGAGTTTCTTCAAGTAGAAGGATATGAGAACCCAGAGCAGTTGATGACTGAACTTTCTTCAAATCATATTGATGCCATTCTTGAGGCACAAGCAGCAAGAAACAATCCTGAGAAGTATGAGGCAGGACAACAGAAAAAGTCTGCTCCTGTTCGTGGAGAAAGAACTCCTATGCCCCCAAGAGGTGATAAGCGTAGAGAGGACTTTGAGAAGTGGTATGCTGCTAACGGTCCTAAGTAAATAACCACAAAAGGTTATACTCTTACCCACTTGACTTTTAGTTGAGTGGGTTTTATAATTGATAGGTAAGGGGAATTAGCTCAGTTGGTAGAGCGCGGTCTTTGCAAGGCTGATGTCAGGAGTTCGAGTCTCCTATTCTCCATTCTAAATACTTGAAAGAGTATTAATAATTATGTCAGCAAATACTTTGGGTGCCGATATAAATGAAATTCAACTATCTTTTCTTTTGAATGGAAACAAGTTTCCGACAACTGATGCACAAAATACTTATAATAGTAGAGTGCAGACATTAACATCATCTGGAAAAAGTTCAGAAGTATCTGATCAAAATGCAAGAGCTCAAGTTACCTATGACAGATTTTTAAAATTTTTATCAGATAATAGATTGGGAACTCCGACGGCTGCGTATTGGACTGCAAGACCTGGAGTTATCTCTAGAATTGTTGGATTTCCTGTAGACCAATCAAAAAATCCTACTGATGTTTTGGTTGAACTTAGCACAGGAAAGTTTTATGGCATATCTCTCAAATCGACAAAATCGGGCAAAACGGGATTTAAAAATCCAGGAATGGGAACAGTTGAATCTCAATTAGGATTGAGTAATAAACCATTTACTAAAATTGTTGATAAGTATAGAGAAATGGTAAAAAATCATTTAGGATCCTCGGTTAAAGATAGTGATGTTACAAGAAAATCTTTCTTTAAGGCAAATCCTAGTGTATATAAAACAATACAAACGGCATATGGTATTCCTTGTTATGAAGAACTGAGAGATGCTCTTTATGGGCATCTTAAAGATAAAATGGATCCGTGGGAGCAACAAGTATTTTTGGGTGCAGATATTTGTAATGAGGATGAGGAAACGATGAGACTTCCTTATGTAAAAATTACTGGTAGTGGGACTGGTGGAAACTATACTACAGATTTTTATGATCCAATAGCTAATTCTAAAATTAATAAACTTATAAACAAGGGGGCAAATTTTTCAAAAAAAGCAACCACATCAAAGAATACTGTTCAAATAAAAGCTGGAACGGAAGAAATATTTCAAATTAGATGGAAGTGGTCTGATAAAGCTTTTGCATCTTCTATGAAATTGTCTGCAGAGTAGAATAATAAATAAAGGTATACAAATAAGCAATATGAAAAGTTTTTTCCGATTTCTGACTGAGGCAGGTGCATCACAGGCATCGATGCAAGCACAAAAACTCAACCTCAAAAGTGACGGACACGGTGGATGGGTAGATTCTCGTGGAGAATTTGTTGCAAAAACTGAAGGTGGAAAATTAAAGTTTTATAATCAAAATCAGAAACCAGGACAACAAGATCCAAATCAAGTCAGAACTCCTGCAAATCAACAAGTAACAGCAACTCAAAATAAAGCACCTGCATCCGCACCTGCTCCTGCACCAAAAGCAGCGGCACCTGCACCTCAACAACAAGCGGCCGCAGATGGTGATACTCTGACGATTGTATTTGGAAGATTTAATCCACCAACAATCGGACACGAAAAACTTTTAAAGGCAGCAAATAAAGCAGCAACTGGTGGCACTCTTAAAATATATCCATCAAGAACTCAAGACCCCAAAAAGAACCCACTGGATCCAAGCACAAAGATTTCTTTTATGAGAAAGATGTTCCCTGACTATGCGGAACAGATTATTAATGATCCTGATATGAAATCAATCTTTGATGTTCTTGTAAATGCTGATAAAGACGGATATGGAAATGTAAATATTGTTGTGGGGTCAGATCGTCAATCAGAGTTTGAAAATCTGGCTCAAAAGTATAATGGTGATCTCTATCAGTTTGATTTGATTCGTGTTATCTCTGCTGGTATGAGAGATGCGGATGCAGAAGGTGCAGAAGGTATGTCTGCATCCAAGATGCGTAAGGCAGTCATGGATGGTGACCTTGATTCATTCCGCAAAGGAACACCAAAGTCTCTTGATGATGGTGACGTTCAAACTCTCTTCGATGCTGTTCGGTCTGCAATGGGAGCAAAGAAACAAAAGGTACAGAAAGAAGGTTATTCTCTTTGGGAGATTGCTCCAAAGTATGATATGAAAAATCTTCGTGAAAATTATTTGATTGGTAGAATTTTTAAAATCGGTGATATTGTAGAGAACCTGAACACGGGATTGATTGGGGAGATTATTCGTAGAGGAACCAATCATTTAATTTGTTTAACTCAAGAAAATAGAATGTTCAAGTCTTGGATTAAAGATGTGATGGAATACACAGAAGTGAAGATGGATAGCGCACAAAGAGCACCTGGAAAACCAAATACATTAGCAGGAACGACAGGATACTTTAAATATGCAGCAAAACAAACTCCTGGTGCAATTGGAACAGGAAAGGAAAATCTGCAGGCTGGTGGAAAAGCATATGCTATCAATTTCATAAATAAGTATAAGGCAAAAAAGTAAGTACTTATTAAGATGACTTTAAATCCCCTGATTGATATTTCTAGAGTATATCTTCAACAGATTGCTACTGTTGATGAAAGTGCTGTCGCAGATAGAGCAAGAAATGCTGTTGCTGATCAAAAACTAGATGATGCTCAAAGAGATACTCAGCAGTCAGTTGATAAATTAAAAAAAGGTAATACAGTAACCAGAGCAGGTGCTCACATTGCTGCAAAAAGAGTTGAGGCAGATGTAAGAAAATCTAGTTCTTACGGTCCTCAAAGACCAAAACCTGGAACGACAGGTGCTTATCGTATTGAAGGACTTGATCCTGTAGGCAAGGAAGATGCTGATCTTGATAATGACGGTAAACCAAATACAAAGAAAGATAAGTATTTGGCTCACCGCAGAAATGTAATCAAGCAAGAGATTTCTACTCAGAAAGAAGCAAAAGATAATTCATATTTGGAAACGGATATGAAGAAGAGAAAAGAAAATAATGAGAAAGCAGTTGAGGATATGAAAAAAACTGCTGCATACAAGAGTATGGCAGCAACAGCAGCAAAGAAGATGGAAGAAGGCCTTGATCCTGTAGGCAAGGAAGATGATGATATTGATAATGATGGTAAGAAGAATACAAAAACTGATAAGTATCTTAAGAATCGTAGGGATGTAAGATCTTCTGCAATTCAAAAGGAAGGTCTCTCTGATTGGAGAAATGATCTTCGTGAAATCGTGGATGCCGAAGACAACGAACAAAAGATTACAGAAAAACCTGTAAAGAATAAAATCAAAATCAATCCTTCTATATCAGAAACAATCTCCAATCTTGGTGGTGAATTGGTCGAAATGGTAGAACTTGAGGGTGTTCTTGATGAGTTTCATGATTCAGAACTTATGTTCTTATCAAATGAATTGATTGAAGAAGTTGTTGAAGAGTTCTTCTATGAGTGCCTTGAAGAAGGTTATGATGTTGATGAAGTTGAGGACATGTTAATTGAGTCAATTGAAACTTCTGCAGCAATTCTCAACGAAGCAAAAGTAACTCTTGGACATGATACAAAGATTGAAAGAAAGAGTGATAGATTAGAAAAAGTTAAGTCTGCTGTTAAGAAAGTTGCTCGTGGAGTAGGACGTGCCGCCGGTGCTGCTGTAAGAGGTGCCAAAGCAATTGGTAGAGAAGTGAAAGCAGGTTATGCTGCTGGAAGAGGATCTGATAGTGAATCGTCTTCATCTTCAGGAACCAGAAAACCACAAATATACAGAAATGCTCATCAGCAAAGTAAGAAACCAGGACTTATTTCCAGACTTGGTTCTAAACTTAAGAGTGGCCTGAAGAAAGCAGTTGCTTCTGGTGCAAGAGCAGTATCCAGAGGAGCAAGAAATGTTGCTCGTAAAATGGATGGTGGAGGTTCATCATCAACTCCAAAATCAACACCAGTAGCATCAAAGAAACCAGCAGAAAAATCTTCTGATCCTTGGGAGGGTAGTGCAACAACCCCACCAAAACCAAAAGCAAAACCTGCTGCTAAAAAACCAAAGGCAAAGAAGAAGAGTAATCTTGACGATCTTTTAACTTCTATTCGTAATGAAGAAGTTGAACTTGATGAAAAAATTAATGTAGGCGCTGACGCTGGTGCAACAATCAGCGACTTTGTTCATTCAAAGAGCAAAACCTTCAAGGGTGATAGTAAGAAGCAAAGAATTAACAGAGCACTTGGTGCTTATTATGCTGCAAAAAAAGCAAAGGTTAATGAAGCAAACATGCCTGGTGAAGAAGCACCAACACCAACATCAACACCAGAACCAACAACTGATAAAAATAAAAATCAACAACTTAATAACCTTAAGGTGATGCAACAAAAACAGCGTCAATTACAACAACAAAGATTTAATCTTCAGAAGCAAGGAAAACTTCCTATTAATGCAAACTGATTGATAAATAGGTTAAGATGAAAAAGGAGACTAAATTCTAAGGTCTCCTTTTTTTATAAATATTTCTACGAATAAAATTAGTAAAGGTAAAAAGAATGGCACTCTGGGGCATCTCAACAGCATCTGAAACTGCGGCAAATAATTATGCACTGCCCAAGCATCTATCTGAAAATGATAGAAATAATACCCCTTGGAATTGCTTTGCTGATGTCCGTGGGTGGGTTTATAGAAGATATAGCACTAACGAATATTCTGGTCTTTCATCAACTTATTATGATGAAGTTCTAGTTCCTGTTGCTGGACTGAACAGTACTACAACAGTTGGAGATACTGGTGGAACTGGTATTGGAACTGCCGCTCCTGTTGCAGTCTTCTTTGAAGATCCAAATAAATCATCAAGAATTTCTGTTGGTGGTGGTGGAACTACAGGCATTGCTACAAACACTGCAGCATATGTTCATGTTGTATTCAACGAACTCGTTTTTGCTGGTGCTGCTGCAACAATGAGAATTCGTGCATACGATGCAAATGATGCAAACGAAACCACATCAATTATTGCATATGTAGCATCTTCTGGAGCAACTCAATATGCTTGGGATTCAACTGCTGCAAATCATGGATCACCAGGAGTACATACAAATTTCAGCGGTCAAATCACAAACAGAGTGGCATTTGGATTTACTTCTCCAAGTTCAGTTCTTACTGCAAATGTTAATTTCTTAACTGGAATAACTACTGGAGTAACAGTTGCAGCTGGAGCAACACAAATATTTGTTGACTCTTTAACAAACGTTTCTGCTGGTAGTTCCCTTACAATTACTGGAAAACTTACCAACACTCCTGTAGTTTCTGTTGGAAATACATTTGTCTATATTGGAACGGCTAACACAATTGCATCAACGATTGCTCCAGGTATTGCTGCTACTTTCAGCACAAGAACTAATGCAACAAAACTGAGAATTGATATTCCAAGTGGATTTGTTGGTGTTGTTACTGATGGTTCTAGTGGTGTTGGTGTAATCAGTTCTTTCACATCACAATTTGGCGATGTTCTTCTCCGTAATGTTGGTGGCGCAGGAACGGCATTCTCTGGTGTTGGCATTGGTACAACCACACTTACAGTTACTGCCTGATATTAAATGATTTTCAATGAATTGAATGAGGATAACTTCCTCTTGTTTGCGATTAAACATTATGAAAATCCTCAGGCAGTAACCAGAGAAGATTTTGATAAAGATCTAAATCATTTCAAATACATCAAAAGACTTTTGAAACGATATAAGAATACGGGTGAGCTAAAAACTCACCTTCTTCTTAATCATTTTATTATTCTTTATAATATATTTGGTGAAGCAACAACACCTATGTTATTTTTTAAAATCGAAAAAGATTTATGGTCTTCTATGAAAAGTTTTATTATTTTTTTAGGACGACTTCCTGAATATCCAAAATCTGGAATGCATGATATTACAGTTGACCTCAATTGTTTAGAAGAACTTTACAAAATCTATAATGGAAAAGAAGAAACTTGATAGAATTATAGATATTATTAGGGAAGAGATGATGGCAGCAAATGCCGCAGGATCTTCTGGTGGATTTGGTGCAGATTCTCCTGCTGCAGGTCCTAGAGCAGGAATATCTCCTAAGATGGGTATGACTAAAAGAAAAGGTCCTCAAATTAAACTTCCGCCAGGTTCACGTAAACGCTGGTCACCGAAGGAGTAACTACCATGTACACACCACCTGCTCCGTTAGAAACTAAAGTTGCTGTCCTTGAAGAAAAACTGTTGGTACATGAGCAGATGATGTCGCGCATAGAAACGGCTATTGAAAAGTTAAGTGAAGTAAATAGTAATGTAAGCAAGATGCTTGCCGTTCATGAAGAAAAAATTAGTTCCAACGAAAAAGTTGACAACATACTCTTTACTAAAATTGACCAACTCTGTAGTAAAATGGACAGCGATCATAACATCGTACTGTCAAAAATACAGGAATTAGAGAAAAAAGTTTGGATTGGGATTGGTGTTGTAGTTTGTTTATCATTCATAATCCGAAATGCAAATTTTGTCGGAAGAATCTTGACACCACCCGTACAGTCATCTATAATAAGTACACCTCATCGTTAAGATTTTATTATGGATTATGTTGATGTTAAATACATCAATTTGATATCTTCACGATTTCAAAAGTTTAAGAAGGTAAAGAATAATCTCTACAACTTTCGTTGCCCGATATGTGGAGATTCTCAAAAGAATAAGAATAAGTGCAGAGGATATTTGTATCAAGTAAAGAATAATACAAACTTTAAGTGCCACAACTGTGGATTAAATATATCTTTTAATAATTTTCTCAAGCAATTAGATACTGTAATTCATAAGCAATATTCTTTTGAGAAATTTAAAGAAGGACATACAGGAAGAAACTTTACAGTAGACGAACCAGTCTTTAATTTCACACAACCAAAATTTAAACCTAAGTTGGATTTGCCTAAGGCATCATCAAATCCTGATGCAAACGAATATTTGGTTAAGAGAAAATTAAACCCAGATAAATTCTATTATGCAGAAAAGTTTAAAGAGTGGACTAATTCCATAAAACCAACATTTGACAGTGTAAAATATGATGAACCAAGGATTATTATTCCTCTGTTCTATAAACAAACTCTTATTGGATTTCAGGGCAGAGCACTGGGCCCAAGCAAGGTTAAATATATTACCGTGATGATTGATGATGATGTGCCAAAAATCTATGGTCTCGATGAAGTACAAAAAACTGAAACTGTCTACATCACAGAAGGTCCATTCGACTCAACATTCATTTCAAACGCGATTGCTCTTTGCGGAGCTGACGGTGATGTTAGTAAGTGGGGGATTAGCAATCCTGTTTGGGTATATGATAACGAACCACGCAATTCAGAAATCCTATCAAGAATTTCCCGTGTTATTGAAATGGGACAAAAAGTTGTCATCTGGCCTTCTCCAATAGTGGAAAAGGATATTAATGATATGGTCCTTGCTGGACGTGATGTTCAACGTGTGGTAGAATGTAACAACTATTCTGGTCTAGAAGCAAAACTTAAATTTAACACCTGGAAGAAAATATGAGCAACGGTCTTAAAGTTCAAAAAAGAAATGGGTCAATTGAAGGTATTGATCTAGATAAGATGCATGTGATGGTTGATGAGGCATGTAAGGGTCTTGCAGGCGTCTCTGCATCGCAAGTTGAGATGCAATCAGGCATTCAATTTTATGATGGAATTACTACCGGAGAAATTCAAGAAATTCTAATCCGTAGTGCCAGTGACTTGATTGATTTGGAGCATCCAAATTATCAATTTGTTGCTGCTCGCTTGCTTCTTTTTGCAGTTCGCAAATCTCTTTATGGAAAGATGCAGGAACTTCCTCATCTTGAAAGTCATATTATAGACTGTGTTTCCGCAGAAGTTTATGATAGTGACATTTATAATAAGTATTCGCGGGAAGAAATTGAGACTGCAAATTCTTTTATCCGGCATGATAGAGATTATTTGTTTACCTATGCTGGCCTTAGGCAGGTTGTTGATAAGTATCTTGTGCAAGATCGTAGTACCGGTGGAGTATATGAAACTCCACAGTTCATGTATATGATGATTGCTCTGACTATCTTTGCAGAGTATCCTAAGGAAACCCGTCTTTCATACGTCAAGAGGTATTATGACGCAATCAGCAAACACAGAATCAACATCCCAACGCCAATCATGGCAGGAGTGCGAACACCTCTCAGGCAATTTGCATCTTGTGTTCTCGTTGATGTTGATGACTCCCTCGATAGTATCTTTAGCAGCGATATGGCTATTGGCAGGTATGTCGCACAAAGGGCTGGCATCGGTATCAACGCAGGTCGCATCCGTGGCATCAACAGTAAAATTAGAGGTGGAGAAGTACAGCATACAGGGGTTGTTCCGTTTCTCAAAAAGTTTGAGTC